TGGTGAGTAACCATGTATTCTTGACCTTTTCTATTAATTTAGGGAGGGCGGCAGGTAGCCCCTGTCGTCCAAACCCTGAGTGAAGTAGGCGAGTACTCAAGAGTATGTGTTTATTTATCAAACGCAGACTTTTCATCTGTTTGTGAGTTCAGTCAAAACTTACACCCCAACCCAACTTTATATTACAATTTACAGTTTTACATTTAGTTTAATCATTGCAGTTCATAAAGTTTGCCCTGGTCATTTCATAACCAAGGCAACCAAAAATATAACCACTTCGGTGGTCCGTATTCACGAGTTCGTATTAGCGCCTCGTGAACCTCTGGAGAAAACCCAGAGTACCCTATATGGGGCCGTAACTCTAGTTACGAAATTGACAGAAGATAGTATAAAATCTGTTCAGTACCGTTTTATCCGGTTAATAGTTCAGAATCTATTGGAGTCTTTCTAGTGCTTTAGTGCCCATTAGGACCCGGTTCAAGGAACCAAAACAAAAACTAATATCACCTCACCTTTTCAACAACCCTCATAATTGTTGGTTCGTATTCGTGTTATCAAAAACTGAGGAGAACTATGCCGTTATAATTGTTAGTGCTCAGAACACACTAGCAAGCGAGCGTTTTCCTCTTTATTAGTACCCAAAGGACACCTTTTTAGGTGGAGTGCCTGCGCAGGGTGTATGCGCGAAAAATGTTCTCCCCTCCTAGTGAATAGTCATCAACCTAGGAGCGTAATTTGACTTCTGAAAACAATATCTTTCCTCAAACATCGACAACATCGACAACAGGACACATCACACGTCAGGATGAGAGAGAGCTTCTATCAGGAGATTCTCATATTGGATCTCCTCGTATGTCAGCTTCAATTTTCTCAAAGTCGGTTGCAGAGAATTACATGGACCCCCGTGCAATCTTTGCTTCTCCGATCCGTTTAGGCTCAGTTGAGTGGGACACAACCCAAGCAGCTGGAACATCTTTTCTAAATTTTCTTCTTCCCGAAGCATTTGTAATTAATGATACATTCCACAAAACTCTTCTTTCCCTTTACACATTCTACAAGCCAGATATCGAAGTATGGATCGAAACCAATTCCACAGCCCAACATATGGGCTTACTTCGATTATGGTATGACCCTTTTCAGACTTTTAAGGATGCAGTCACACCTGCCCCAGTTTATACTGGGAATCCGCAGCCCCGTCAACCTAATATCTTTGGTACCTCTATGGCCTCTCACGTGGACTTACAAGCCCGCGAGTCTAATAAAGTGTCTCTCAGAGTCCGGTATGAACATCCCCAGCAGTGCTTGACCACCA